ACCTCTATCGCAACGTATGCCGAGGTCGCAGATACCTGGCCGGGATGTCCGGGGCGATTCCTCTTCCGCTCTCTGCGCGGGAGATTTCCGACTGGCTTGAATCGCATCCAGCCCCATTGCCGCGCACGGAGATTGACGAGGTGGTGTTCACGCTCGATGCGCTCTGCCTGGAAAATCAGGAAGACTGACGAGCCCCCTTGGATGATGCTAAATTGTCAGCATCACCATGGAGGTTTTACCGATGAAAATGATTGCGGTCGCTGTCGGCCTGATGCTGGTTTGTGCGAATGCCAGCGCGGACCCGGTTGTCGATGCGTATGACGCGCTGATGGCCGCCGGCAAGGTAACTGCTCAGCGTGGCGAGGCCTGCGAGGCATCTGTCCAGAAAGATGATCTTGCGCCATGCCGCGCCTTCACCAAGGCGAACGATGTGTACCGAGGCAAGATCAAAGCATTCCTTGCGACGATCGATCCAAAGATGGACAGCTTGCTTAACCACATCACCCAGCAGGACGTGCAAGCCTACATGGAGCAGAACAAGAGAATTGAGCGCTCCATGGATTACGTGATCGCGCACTCAGAAGCGAGCTAACCAGGGCGCATCCTCTGGTCGCAGCATATTCACCAAAGAGCCGGGCATTTAGCCCGGTTTTTTATTGACCGGAGAAAAGTAAATGGCCCAGACATCCCGCCTCGTCATTGAGCTTGACAGCCGAGACGCTGAAGCAAAGGCCGCGGACACCCGCAAGGCGCTTGAGGCTCTGGAAGACGCAGGCCTGAGCATTCAGCCGGCACTGAACAAGGCCGGCGCTGGCATGGAGAAGATGGGCAAGGACGCCGAAAAGGCTACCAAGTCCATTGAGGGTGAGGCTGATGAGCTTGAGCGACTACTCGGACAGATTGATCCGGTGGTGCGCCGCCTGGGCGAACTGGACAAGCAAGAGCAGGAGTTGGCCAGGCATCGCAAAACAGGAAAGCTCGACACTGCGACCTATGATGAATACCAGTCCAAGATCAACGCAACCCGTAATGGCCTGACCCGCTTCGATGACTCGCTGACCCGCACCGGCAATACCGCCAAGCAGACAGCAGCGGCCCTTCGCGGTGTCCCGGCGCAATTCACTGACATCGCGGTATCGCTACAGGGCGGACAGAACCCGCTGTCCGTGTTCCTGCAACAGGGCGGCCAGCTTAAGGATATGTTTGGCGGTGCCGGTCCGGCGGCCAAGGCACTTGGCGGATACGTCCTTGGCCTGGTCAACCCGTTAACCGTCGCGGCTGCGGCGGTCGGTACGCTGGGCCTTGCCTACTATCAAGGCTCGCAGGAAGCTGACGCATTTCGTCTGTCTCTTGTCACCACCGGCAATGGCGCAGGCACTACGGCGCTCGCATTGGCGGGCATGGCCACCACAATCAGCAATACAGTCGGGACCACTGGCAAGGCTGCCGAGACGCTGGCATTGCTGGCATCGAACGGCAAGATTGCCAGTTCCAGTTTCGAGCAGATCGCCACGGCGGCCATCAGCTTCGAAAGTGCAACCGGCAAGGCTGTTTCAGCTACCGTGGCCGAGTTTGCCTCGCTGGCTGACGATCCGGTAAAGGCTCTGGCGGCCCTCAACGAAAAATACAACTTCCTCACCGCTTCGGTTTACGAGCAGGTTCGCGCAGCCCAGGAAATGGGAGAGAAGGAAGCGGCGGCCGCGATTGCTCAAGAGGCCTACGCCAATGCGCTGGAGGCTCGCGCCAAGACCATCAAGGAAAGCCTTGGCACCATCGAGACTGCCTGGAATTCCATCACGGGCGCAGCGAAAAGAGGCTGGGACGCCATGCTTGGCGTTGGTCGTCAGCAGTCGCTCGACGAGCAGATCGCCAACACCAAGCAGCTGCTGGAGGATCGCAAGACAAGTTTTGCAGCAAAAGTGTTCTCCGGCACGCTCGGGGAAGACAGCAATTCGACCCGATTCCTACAGGATCGTTTGAATCTTCTGGAGAAACAGAAGCTGCTTCTAACCGATCAAGGAAAGGCCGAAGGGGATAACGCTCGCATCCAGCGCGACGGGCAGAAGGCGTTCGAGGAATTCCAGAAGTCCATCGAGGCGAACTTTACCAAGCGCCAGAAGATGAACAAGGAGCTTGAGTCCGAGGAAAAGCGCATTGCTGTGGCGCGTGCGGCTGGCTATACCATCACAGCAGAGCAGGAGGCGGCATCCCTAAAAGCCATTCGAGAAAACGAGAAATACAAGGAGGCCAAAGGACCAAAAGCCAAGGCCTACAGCGAAGACGCCGGCATGAAAATGCTCGACTCGTCGCGACAGGCCTACGCCGTACTCGTCCAGCAGAATGCCGCGATCAGCGACCAGGGCATCAAGAATGAAAAGCTCGGCGCCCAGGCCCAAGCCCTGATCAAGTGGGAGCAGCAGCTGGCCGACATCAAGTCGAAAAGCACGCTCACCGCCGATCAAAAGGCGCTACTGGCCAGTCAGGACTTGATCACCGCCCAGCTCAAGAAGAACTCTGCGCTTGAGAAGGAGGTCGAGCTACGAAAGGCCTCCAAGGAGGAAGTCGAGAAGCTGGCCGCCTTCCAGGCCAACCAAAACAGCAGACTCAGCACCGCCAAAGAGGGGCTGGATTCAAACCTTGACGGCATAGGCCTGGGCGACCAGGCGCGGGAGCGGCTCAAGCAGGACATGGCCATCCAGCGCGACTACGCCAGGCAGTCGGCCGACCTCCTGGAGCAGCGCAACACCGGGAAAATCAGCCCTGATCTGTACGCCAAGGAGAATGCGGTAATTCAGCAGGGCCTGGCTGACCGCCTGGCCATGCAGCGGCAGTATTACTCGGACGTCGATAGGGCACAGTCGGATTGGTCTATCGGCGCCTCGTCGGCATTTCAGAACTACGCCGAGCAGGGCGCTGATGTCGCAGGGCAAACCCGCGATATGTTCACAAGCGCCTTCTCCGGCATGGAAGACGCAATCATCCAGTTCGCCCGGACTGGCAAACTGTCGTTCAAGGATCTGGCCGACGGCATCATCGCCGACCTGATCCGCATCCAAATCCGTCAGGCAGCGGTGGGCATCTTTAGCACTCTGTTCAGCGGCTTTGCTGGTGCTGGCGCGTCCGCAGCGGGCAATGGCCTCGCGGCCGGATCGGCTGGTGCAACATCTTCCGGCCTGGGTGCGTCGACGGCAGGTTATTCGTCTCAATATGGGTTTTCTGACGGCGGCTACACCGGCGACGGCGGCAAGTTCGAGCCGAAGGGCGTGGTGCACGGCGGAGAATTTGTCGTGCGCAAGGACGTTGTCAGCCAGCCGGGCGCCCGGGAATTCCTCGAGCGCATGAACGCGAACTCGAAAGGGTACGCGGATGGCGGTTACGTCGGATCGACCGCGGCGGCATCCTCGTCCAATGTCGTGCCGATCTCATCGGCATCGAGCTCCGCGCCGGTCTTTCATCAGTCCTTCCAGTTCCAAGGAGCCCCTGATGACGCCACCGTCAACATGGTCAAAGAGGCGGCCATGCAGGGGGCGAAGGGTGGTTATGAAATGGTCGTCCGCGACCTGAAAATGAACGGAACCATCCGCCAGCTTATCGCTCGGCGCTAAGCCTTTAAGGAGTACTGCATGGCTCTCACGTGGCCGGCTTCGCTGTGTCCGTCAGAAATGACGTGGGGCATCGTCAACAACAGCAGGGCGTTCACCTCTACGCTTTCGAATGCCCAGCAGATCATCGGCTACCCGGGCGCCTACTGGCAGTGCACGCTGACCTTCGGGTTGCTGACCAGAGCCCAGGAGCGCGAGCTGTCGGCGTTCCTTGGGCGGCTGGACGGGATGTTCGGGACATTCAATCTACCGGCCTTCACTCGGCGCCGGCCGGCGAGCATTGGCTCGCTTACGGTCGTCACCGGCAATGCGCAGGCGCGGAACATGCTCATCACCGGAGCCCCGCCAAGCGCGGCCATTTTCAGTGCTGGCGACTACATCACTGTCGCGGGAGAAATGTTCGAGGTGACCGACCCAGCATCGTCTGACGCGCAGGGGCGAGTCACCGTCCTGCTCAATAAGCGCATCCGCAAGACGCTTATCGCTGGCACGGCGGTCGAGTACCTGAATCCGTACTCGGAAATGCGCATGACCTCTGACACCTGGTCCATGTCCGTCCGCCCTGTCGTCGCGAACGGCAGCTACCAATTCAGGGAGGCCTTCTGATGCCCTCAGCATTCCCGTTCAGCCAGAGCGTGGTGAATATCATCGCGACCGGCAAGTTCATGCCCGTGTACGCCGTGCAGCTCGACTTCTTCGATGGCATGGTCTTCGCGCACACCGGCACCGGTGACTTGGTAGTCGACGGCATCACCTATCAAGGCGTTGGCAATTTCGGCCAGGTCAGCCAGTCGCAGGAAAGCGACAACTCCGGGTCGCCAATGTCGGTCGAGCTGACCCTCAGTGGTCTGGATACCTACATCTTGTCTGAGACCAATGTGCGCGGATGCCGCGGGCGAATGGCCAAAGTCATGTTCGTGGTGTTCGACGAGGCTGGCAACTACGCGGCGGACATTCTGTTCTCGGGTCGGATGGACGCTGCAAAGTTCTCATTCTCCGGCAGCGGCCAGGACGGCAACAGTATCACCGTCCCTGTAATCGACCGGATGGCCGAGTGGAGCCGCACCGGAACCGAGCGCTTCACCGATGAAAACCACCGCGCACGCCACGAAGGCGACCGGTTCTTCTTCGCCATTGCCCAGATGTCCGAGTGGCCCATCTATTGGGGCTCGAAGAAGGACGCACCGACATTCAACTATGGAAGCTAGCCATGCGCTACCGAGACTGGACAACCCGACTGAACGACGTGATCAAGGCCGCCCAAGAGCGGCCTTTTTCATGGGGCGAATTTGACTGCTGCTTGTTCGCGGCTGATTGCGCGGCGGCTGTTTGCGGTATCGATCCAGCCGAGCAGTACCGCGGCAAGTACACGACAGAGACTGGCGCCAAGCGACAGCTGAAGAAGCAGCACGGCAGCCTGGAAGCAGCGTGGGACGCCTGCTTTTCGCGGGTTCCGCTGACTTTCATCCAGCGCGGCGACGTGGTGATGTACGACGCGCCCGGCGGCCGAAGCATGGCCATCTTCTGGGCTGGAGATTTTTGGGCAACGACCGATGACGGCGCGGCCAGAGTTGAATGCGAGCCACTGGCCGCCTGGAGGGTTGAATGAGCGGCGGCGTCAGAAAACTTGCCTCAGTTGTGGTTGGTGCGGTTGTTGGTTTTGCTCAGGGCGGCCCGTGGGGGGCTGTCGCTGGTGCGGCGCTGGCCTTCTATGCAGCAGAGCAACAGGAAAAGCTCAACACCAAGTCACCATTGCGTGACAACGAGCCATCCGCGCAGACCGTGCGGTCTTCGAAGGCTCCGGCTCGCTTCATCCTCGGCCGCGTTTCCACCGGTGGAGTGCTGGTCTGGGCCCAGGAACAATCGGGCGCGCAAGGTGAGGGCGAGTGGCTGCACCTGGTATACGTGCTGTCCGAAGGCCCGATCGATGCGCTTGAAAACATCTACCTCGGCGAAGAAGAGATCGGTTCGTTTGGTCCACTGGCCAGCTATGAGCTGATCGTCAATCCGACGCAGGTGAACGCTTTCCTGAAGGCCAACTGCCCAGACTGGAAGGACAGCCAGATCGGTCGCGGCCTATCCTTCGTTCGTATTTCGCTGCAGTACAGCGCCGAGAAATTTCCCTCGGGCATCCCGGATACTCGGTTTGTAGTGCGCGGCCGGAACGACATCTACGACCCGCGCACCGGCACCGCCGTTTACAGCGCCAATACCGCGCTGCACTTGCTCTGGTTCCTGCGTGCGCGTTGCGGCGTGCCTGACGATGAGATTGTATTCGAAACCTTTGCCAGTTCCGCCAACGTGTGCGACGAGGCCCTTACCAATGCCGACGGCTCGACTAGCCAGCGCTATCGAAGCGGCTGCGTGATCGGTGCGGACGAGCAGCGCACAGGTGTTCTGCAGAAGCTTGAGGCCGCCTCTGGCGGTCACCTGATCCGTGTCGGTGGTCGCTGGATGTTTCAGGCTGGCGCTTATTACGGCCCGTATGACTTCGAAATTACCGAAGACATGGTTATCGGCACGGTCACGGGCAGCACCGAGCCCACCAATGATTCAGCGATCAACACCGTTCGGGGCACGTTCATCGACCCCGATCAGTCTTGGACGGAAACCGACTACCCCGAAGTCAGTGTTGCAGAATGGATCGTTGAGGACGGTGGTGAAGCAGCGGAAACGCTGACCTACTCCTACGTCACTGATCCGTACCAGGCCCAGCGCTTGGCGAACATGGAGTTACGCCGGCGCCGAGCAGGTGGGGCGATCAGCATTCCAATGAACTTCTCCGGCTACAACTGTCGGCCAGGCCGTGTGGTACGGGTCAACCTACCGTCTCTGAATATCCTCGGGGAATTCATTGTTTCGGACTGGTCGATGGGCGACAGCGAAGGATGCACAGTCCAGGTTAAGCAGTACGAGGCGGCCATCTTCGACGATGCCGTGGGCCAGCCGTACAACCCGCTTGGCTTCATTAACCTACCTACCGGCGGCCTGGGTTCGCCTACCAGTCTTGTATGGGCGGCGGGCGATGAGGCGGAGGTCATTCAGGGCACTCTCTCCTGGGCGCCGCCAAGCGGGATCGTCTCGGAATACGTTGTCATTGTGCGGCAGGGCGCTACAGCGGTTCAGTCGCACAACGTCCCGGCGACATCGACCAAATGCCTCATCAATGGCTTGCCGTCCGGCAACTACACGATGAGCGTGGCGGCGCTCGGGCCTATGGCTCGGTCGGGCGAGGCGACGATCACGGTCAGCATCAACGGTCCGCCAATCCCGGAATCGTGCGTAGTTCAGTCGTCGATCGACCACATTGTACTGATCCCGCAAAACCCGAACTACGGGCTCAACGGCGGCACCTACGAGTACTTTTTCAGTACTTCACCGACCGCCACCGCGAACGATGCCGACTTCCTTGGGCGAGGCCTGTCGTTCACCCATACAGGACTGGCGTTCTACACGAACTATTACTACTTCGTGCGCTCGTCGAATGCCTATGGGAAAAGTGCATTCCTGTACGTGCCGACGTCGACTTCGAATGACGTGTCGGCCTACTTGGCTGCACTGGCAGGGAAGATCACCGAGACGGAGCTTGGCCAGAGCCTGCTTGACGAGATTGAAAAGATCCCTGGCCTTCAGGATCAGATCGACGAACTCGACGAAAGCTACGACCCGGCGAAGCCCTACATCAAGAACGCGATCGTGCGCTCTGGCCAGTTGCTGTATCAGGCGAAGGTGGCGGTACCAATTAACACGCCTCCGCCGAACGCCACTTACTGGCTTGACGTGGGGCAGTCGATCGAGACGGCCAATGGGCAGGCACAGCAGGTGGCGACCAACACCGCTGACATCGCCGAGCTCGACGGAGTGGTCACTGCGCAGGCGACGGCCTTCCAGGCGCTTCGCGCATCCTCCCGTGACGACAACGGCGAAGGCGATCTGGCGGATGCCCTGAAAGGCTGGACCAGCACCGCGGCGATCGCGTCGGAATCAAAGGTTCGCACCTCTGAAAACGAAGCGATGGCGCAGCGGATTACCACCTTCGACGTTGCCATCGGCGAGAACGCCGCCAATATCACCGAGCTGGAGCAGGTGGTCGCCACCAACGAGTCAGCAACGGCCACGCAGATCGGCCAGCTGAATGTATCGGTTGGACAAAACACTGCCGCGATTCAGCAAACGTCTACGGCCTACGCCGACACCGCCGGCAAGCTCTCGACCATGTGGTCGGTGAAGATGCAGATCTCTGCAGGTGGGCAGTACATCGCCGCGGGCGTCGGCCTGGGCATCGAGAACACTGGCGCCGGCCTGCAAAGCCAGTTCCTGGTGAGCGCGGATCGATTCGCCATCGTCAACACCATTGCTGGCGGCACCGTCTCGGTTCCGTTTGCGGTGGTTGGTGGACAGGTGTTTATGAACTCGGCGTACATCCAGGACGGCACCATCACCAATGCCAAGATCGGCAACTACATCCAGTCGAACAATTACGTCGCCGGCACCGCCGGGTGGAAGTTGTTTTTCGACGGTACGTTCGAGATCAACTCAGCGTTTGGTGGGGGCGGGCGGCAGCTGATCAACAATGCCGGCGGCAAGGTGTTCGATCCAAACGGCGTGAAACGCTACCAGTGGGGAGACCTTAGCGCATGAGTTACGGCGCCAGAGTGTGGGACGAAAACGGTAATTTAACGATGGATACCACGACGTTCACCTACCAGGTGCTCTGGCAGGGTGTGATCGACTTCAGTGGATCTGTGCCCAGCTACACGCTGAGCATTCCGGGCTTCAACCCGGCCAACTGCGTGTTCATGATCATTCCGACCAGGTCGCAGGACGTGCAGTCATCTGAAGCGGACGGGCTAGGAAACACAAAATCCTATCCGTACGTAACCACCTCGTCAGGACAGGTGGTCGTCCTGCCTAAAAACCCATCATCCAGCGCTTCGACACTCCAGACAAGGATCGTCGCCAAGGCCTACGCGATAAGGTATGCGACATGACCTATGGATTTCAGAGCATCAATGACAATTCATTTGTTCAGATCGATTCCGAGGCGCCACGGCTTTGCATGCTGACCAAAGGGTCGTATTCGGGGACTACCAATGCGACGGGGGTATTTGCCAGAGCAATCACAAGCGCAGATCCGCCTATGGTGTTCATTCGTCCGGATCAGGGAACGATTCAGGTGCCTATATCAGTGTGGTTCACGGGCGGGCCGGGAAACTGGACCGGGTTCACCATGAAGGCATCCAACGTCTACGCCACGCTAAGCGGTCAGTATTTCGTTGCCGCCTGGGCGTCCATGGGTACGGCAGCCTACGGGATACGGATGTGGGACCAGAATGCGGCGCTTGTTTACGACAGCGGAGCGCCGGCGGTCGTTGTGACCTTCGCAGCAGGCAACTGGACGTACCTCGGAGAAGAGCAGCTGACCGTTGGCCACCGGTATTTCTGGGGCATTAACAAGGTGCTTGGTGTTGGCGAATATGTCTCCCTGAATCCTTTCGCCATGAACTGCCACAACAATGCGTCTGGTGGCGGTTGCGCGCTGGGCGTCGATTACGTCAACGGCCGGATCATGATGTACAGCCTCGCTACAACTGCCTGGACTGACCAAGGTCATCGTCCATTCCTCTGCGCCAAATTACTGGCCTGACTCTTTCCGCTTCGCACACATTCTTTCTGGAGATACTCAATGCCCTGGTACAAATCGGGAACGGTTGCTGTCGTCCTAAATTCCAATGCCGTTATCGGCACAGGCACCGCATTCATTGCCAACAGTCGGGTCGGCGATGCCTTTCGTGGTCCAGACGGCGGCTGGTACGAGGTCACTAACATTGCCAGCGACACGGCCTTGTCGATCTCGCCGAACTACCAGGGCGCGACCAATGCCTCTGGCATCTATGCTCTGGCGCCTATGCAGGGCTACGTCAAGGACTCGGCTGACGCATTGCGTGCAATTGTTAACACCTACGGCACGAAGCTGGCCGCACTGGGCACCACCGGCAACTACGAAATTTTGCCTGTGAACAAGGGAGGGACGGGTCGTAACGATGGCAGGGCCGCATTCTCCGAAGTTGGGGTGCAGGCAGCCGCAGCATTGTTTAACACGCAAGGCATGTACATGGGCTGGAACGCAACCAGTGGAGGGGAGGGACACTTTGTCGTAAACAAAGGCGCCGGCAATGGAGGGTTTACCTGGCGATCGGTTAACTCGGGGAACACGGCCACCGGCCCGACCATGACCTACAGTTACGATGGTGTTCTGAGCGTACCACTTGAACTGCAAGTGCCCAAAATCACAGGGCTCACAACGGCTCTGTCCGCTGCTCAGGGCGGAACTGGAAACACTACCGGCACAGCCACCAAGCTTGCCGTTTCTGCGATCGTGGGCGCCGTAGGTCAGGCCGGAGGAATCTCGACCGGCGCAATCATCGAGCGCGGGTCAAATGCTAATGGCGAATACACCAGATACGCGGATGGCACGCAAATTTGTACGAGGTCACTTTCGGCGCAGCGGACTCTTAATAAATCATCCGGCCCATTATTTTACGATGTGAAAGAAGGGCAGCCCGCCTATCCAATTGCTTTCTTCTCTACTCCGAGAGTATCAATCCAAGTCACTGGCTTTACTTATGAGGTTATGTGGCTCGGCTCTACCTGGACTTCTGTGCTAACAGCATGGCCTGCTGGCTACGCCATGACTGAAATCACTCGCGCATCAAGCGATCTTGTATATTTTGATTACATCGCAATCGGGAGATGGTACTGATGATTATTAATCTTTCACCGCAACGTCGTGATGACACGCTCGAGGTCTCCAAGTCAGGGAATGTCCTTACAGTAAATGGCGAGGTTTTCGATTTCTCATTAATGGGAGAGGGGGATACGCTTCCCCGTAGCGCGATTTTATCGGAATGGTTTGGTGAGCCATCTGATGATGCGTTAATGCAGGGCGGAGAAATAACATTGACCCTCACGCTACCGCTTCCTGCGAACTACAGCCAGGAACAGGCGTTCCCTGTCGATTTGGTGAATGTGCCAGATGGTCTAATCGCTTTTCCGCAGCCGCTTCCAGAAACAGAACCGCCATCGATGACGGGCGTCGTATCGGAATTTCCTGCGCAGGAGCTTGTAGCATGAACATCGACTGGAGCCAACTGATCACCAAAGCAATGAAGGATGCCGCTGCCCAAGCAGTTCAGCTGGCCGAGGCTAAAGCTGAGTTGTCAGGCAGAAATATAAAAGCGCTCGCGCAGATTGCCCGTATCCAAGAACGCATAGACACGATCGGGTTCGGCATCGAAGTTGGCGAAGCGACCGAGGAAGATGAGGCAGAGCAGGCCGCGCTTCTGATCAATCTCAAAGCCTGGAAAACCTACAAGTTCGCACTGGGCAAAGTCACCGCGCAGGCGACCTGGTACGCCGCACCGGTGTGGCCGGTTGAGCCGGCCGCTCCAGTGATAGCTGCTAATCCAGACGCGGTAGCTCGATCATAGATTATGGCTTAAAGCCGCATTGGCTGATTCGCGAGCCTTTATTCTTGCGTGCCTGAGCTTCAGCACTTTGGCTCCGAGAGATAGACCGTACTTCTCAATCGTTTGATGCATGGCGAAGCAAACGGAAAAGAGCAATGCGCACGTTATAAGTTTTGAGCTTATCCCTGTAAATCCAATACCCTGCACTGGAGCGGCAATGTAATCCCACAGCCAGTTATGAAATAGATATACCGAGTAAGTCAGATTTGAAAGCAGGCCTAGCAGATAGCCATCCTTCAGCTTTGCCTGCCAAATTATGGAGCTGACAAAAATAACCAAGGAGATAAATGCGTAGTTGCTCTCCTTCCAGCCAGGGTGCAGCATTGTCATTAGGTCGAAGAACGCCAATAACATTAAAGTACAGACTACAATGCACGTCGATATTTTAATGTGTTTGTGTTGCGCCAAGTAAATGCATGACCCTATTAATAGATATGGGGCATATAGGTTAAAGTAGCCATCGCTCCAGCCGTACCCGCTAGGGAAGGCGGGCAATAGGTATAATGCCGCAGATGCTAGCATATAGATAAGCGGCAATAGGCTTTGTCTATTAAAAAAACCAAGCATTTTTAGGGAATACATTAGGGCGTAAAACATAACCTCAATTCGCAGTGTCCACTCAACCCCCGCCAATCCGTAAGGTGTTCCGAAGAAGTCGCCAATGAGCAATATTCTAGGAATTATTACTTGAATCGGCTGGACTGGAATGCCGTGGACGACGTATGCAAAAACCTGCTCAATTATTACCGCGAAGATAAATAATGGATATATTCTGAAGAATCGCTTTATCAGAAAGTCTGTCGGTTTTTCTTTTTGAAGTACGTGAGTAATTATATAGCCTGATGTCAGGAAGAAAACTACAACTCCGGCTGCGCCACCCTGACACAGAGGAATCAGCATCTCTGCAAGATATCGCACGGTAATGTGCTGCGCTCCACCTGTTGCCAGCCTGACTACATCCTCAAAAAACTTGTGACCGATTAATACACTAACAAAAGCAAACACTCGCATGTAGTCCAAGAAAACGATTCGCCCTTTAATAGAATCGGCCACGGTTGCATCCCTTTCAATTTTTGGTGGTTGGTGTCGCGCAATGCTAGGCCGCGCGATCTTACGCTTGCTTTAGTTATTTATCGACTTCTTGAAATCAATCATTACCGCGATTGAGCGGATTTTTTCGCTTGGAGAAACCCATGCCAATCACCTCGCAGCAACTGCTGCAGATCCTCCCGAGCGCCGGCAAGCAGGCTGGCGTGTTCGCCTCGGCACTCACGCTGGCCATGGAAAAATACCAGATCAACACACGCTTGCGCATGGCCGCCTTCATTGCCCAGGTCGGCCATGAGTCCGGCCAGTTCCGCTACGTGCGCGAACTCGGCGGCGACCAGTACCTGAGCAAGTACGACACTGGCACGCTGGCTGCGCGC